ATGATTATTGTGGGATGGGTATTATTAGCGCTATTGGTGATTGTTCTTGCTTGGCAAGCTAGGAATATCTGGCAAAACCATAGCAACTTCAACAATATTGCTATCGCTTTATGCGCCATCCTAACATTGGTATGGGGAGCATACACATTTGATGCTTTACATCAGAAAGATAAAGCCGAAGCTGAATATGCTGAACTTCAGCAGAAAATAAGAAATACAGAATCAACATTTTTTAATATTGATGCCACCTTTACGAAGTCTTCTAATGGATACTATATTACTCCAGTTGTGAGTATAAAAAATAGTGGTTCAGAACCGATATTCATTAAGCTAAAAAATGACTCAGTGTCTATACGGGCAATTGAGGTGCGTGGTGATAAAGTTAAATCCATAAAGACTTACACCCCTAATATATATGAAGATATAGCATCAAATACAAATGAAAAAAACATACCAATATATGAATGGAAAGTGCCAATATCGGCGGAGCGAACACTCAATTATGTTGCCAAAGTTGAATCGCCCGGTATGTATTTTATAACCTTTTCCGCTACGGAGACAGATGCTAATTTCAACGATAAATATAAGGGTGTAAACGGAAAGCCGATGATTTGGTTTGCTTCTAAATATGTTTATGTTGAGTAATTTATCAGGGGATGTATTTGAAAACGCATATATACCCTGAATTTTGATAGTTTATTTAAACTTTTTAAACTGCAATTGTGGTCCATCCTTTTCCCCGATCGTCATGATAGCGAGCGGTCTGACTTGGTGATTTATGCCCCAACAATTTCTGCGTATCAATTCCCTGCGCTTCGTATAGTCGTTCTGCTAATGAGCGCTGTTCGTGAAAAGTGGCAGGCGTGCCATTACCCCAATCTATTTCCGCTTTATCGCGTGCTTTACTGAAGTTCATTGTTATAGTGTTCGACTTTACTTGCGCCCCTCGTTCTGCCTGAGAAGTCGCGCGAAAGAAGTGCACAAGATACGGGCTCACAGCGTAATCACGGCAGCGCGCTACAACGTCCCTCAGGCTCCAGTTGATCGCATTCAGGCGAAGAGACAGTGGTATTGCTATTTTGCTTCCGGTTTTTTCCTGGATGACGTGAAGATGATCATCCCAAATATCGCTAAATTTCATACGTGAGATATCACCTAACCGCTGGCCGGTAACCAGTGCTAACAGCATGGCATTCCCCATATAACGATGACTGGCATCTGCGATATCAAAAATTTTTTGCCATTCTTCAAGGCTTAACCGTTGTCGGGTAATTTTTCTTCTGGGCTGTTTGGTCGCTAATGCTGGATTATAGCCAGGAGGGACCTCCCCATAGTGTTGTGCCTCCTTGAATACATCAATTAGAACGGAGCGGACTACTTGCGCCATCCTCGGTTGCCCAGCAGTGATATACTCGTCAAGCAATTGTGCTATATCCCTTACATCAACGGATGAAATTAACTTCATTCCTGCTCGTTCCCTGAGCAAGGATACTGGTTTGGCTTTCTGTTTATAGGTGTTGAGCTTTATATCGCCACTTTTCAGTCTGTCATCCTGGATTGCTTGATAGCGATCTAACCAGGTTGACGTTGTGATTGCTTTTCCTTTGCTGGTTGCGATCCTGTCACTGATAGCCAGAATCTGCCGGGTTCTTTGCTCAGCCAGGCGTGTATTGGCCTCAGTGGCAATAGCAATGGCTTCAGCTTCGTTTGTGCCCAAAGAATGAAACTTCCCGGTCACTGGATGCTTATATCGCCAATAGACTTTATTTACTTTTCTGCTATAAAGCGGATACAAGTTTGGGACTGAAACATTATTTTTACGTGGTCTGGCTGCCATTACCTAAAATCCTTTGCAGAATAATAGAATCACGTTTCTTGATTACTGGAGTAACTAACTCCCCAACTAACTCTGCGTCCTCACGCACTCGCCATAGTCGACCTTGTTTCATTGCCGGTGGACAAAATAAATTCTGCTTAGCATAACGACGTAATGTGGACACACTTGGAGGATTACTCCTAAATTTTTCTGCAGCCCATTCCTCAAGTGTCAGCATTTGAAGCATTTTTGATAACCTCATTTCTTTTGCTACAAAACTATTTCACTAGTTAATTTCGCTGTCAGGATTGTTTATGTATCTTATGCAGCTCTTTAAATCGTTCCATAAACATTCCGTAGGCATGACCCGGTGCCAGTGGAATCACTTTGAACATCTCTGTTACCGGGATACCTTCTAGCACAGGCCAGAAAGAGCCATCATCTAGCCCGAGATCTCGGCGTTCTGTTGCCAGCATGATGAGATCGGCATATTTCACAGGCGTGCTCATAACCGGGGGTAACCCGTATTTCTCACGGATTACGGCGTCTATTTTTTCTTCCATCCGTTTATAGTCAGGAAGAAGGCGTTTCAGTGGAGCGGGAATATCCTGGCAATACGCTTCTGTTGCATCATGCATTAACGCTTCAAAAGCAAATTCCTGCGGTACCAGTTGGCTGCAAAGCACCGCATGTTGGGCGACGCTGTAGAAGTGTGAAAGATGTCCTGCAAAGCGACAGATATTTGAAAGGGAAACCGCGATATCGTTAATAACGATGTCGTCTTTATTTATCCTGTCATAATAAAAATGCTTCCCGGAAAAAGTTTTAATAAATGACATTTTGCTCCCCACGTATATGCGCTGCACCGCGCTGAATTTTGGTTAAAGAAAACCCTCGCCACTAGGCGATTATTGAGTCAATTATGTTTCCATAAATGCCCCCGCAGGGGCATTTGCAGTAATGAAATCAGGCGGTGAAAGTACCAATAAAGGTTTCTACTTTGCTGTCTTTGAATTTCTCAACAAGCAGATCACGAAATTCGTTAGCCATTTCCTCCTGCACCGCTTCCAGCTGAATAATGCGCAGAACCAGTACAGGGCGATCACCAGTGATAATGCTGAGTCGTAATTTAAACGGACGTTCTTTCAGGCCTTCAAACGGAACGCATTTAAATTCAAATGCCACTGGCATAATGTCTTTGGTCTTCGCTTCGACAGACTCCATCAGGGAGCGTTTGCCGCTGAAGTCATTATCTTCAAAATCAGCGGTCTGGTTCGCTTCAATTGTGATTTTACGGATAGCCGCCGCCGCTTTGGTTGCCTGAATGGCGTCACCATTAGCATCAAAACCCACAAGGTAGTCGGCCCAGTCTTCAATCCATTCTGCCAGTGACTTCTGGGAGTTACGCTCGCCGTTAACAGACAACAGTGCAGAGAACGGTGCTGTCTTTTTCAGTTTGAGAGTGGCGGTGTTATCTGCGTGACCTGGTTCATCAATAGTACCCAGGTTAAGCACACTGACGGCACGCATATTATCGGCATCGATAAAGCAGCGGGTGCCTTCATCTGCAAGATCTTTAGAATAACGGGTAAAGTCATCGATGCTGGCAGTGGAAAGCGCACCACGGAAACGGAAGCGATTTAAATTAAATTTTTCCAGATCATGAATGCGGAAATTCTCAGGCAATACCACAGCATCGGCACCAATCTTACTGATAATTTCATTAACACCCTGAGCAGATATAAGGGCATGGATTTGATTAATTGCGGTTGCATCTAAGTTCTGAGACATAATAAGTCCTCACTATATAAAGATATTCAGTGATGAGATAAATAATTAGTTAATTAAAAACGATATTAATGACCTGCTGCGCGTAGTTTTCCGTCAGGTTCACCGGCAAGAGTCAGTAATTGTCCCTGGTCCTCCTGCAGAATAGTCAGGCGACCACCGCGATTGACATACATTGGCGTTTCGGTGGTGTCTTCTTCAGAAATTTTCCCGCGGTTAGTCGGGCGAACATATGAGAGTTTGTGTTTGATTTTCACACGGTTCTCATCAAATGGTTCGATTTCCAGGTTGAGTGAGACCTTACCTTTGGTTTTCGTGTTCATCACACCTGAAGCGACTTCACTGAGAACTGCGCCGATTTTGGTTTCAAATACGCCGCCGTCCAGCTCCCCGATAAATGCCTGTACATCAGTACTGCGTTCGCTAGCCATTTTGCTGCTCCTCATCATATCGACCCTGCAAGGTCGGTTGGTTTCTCCACAAAACAGAGAAGAACACCTGCGGTGGCAGCCGCCCGGATGGATTGGGTTATGAGCCCGTCGTCCGGTGATGCTCTTCTCTGTTTTGTAAAAAGGACGGTACCAGCCGGAAGCAAGGGTACAAGCTGGTACAGCCAGGACTACACACAGCATAAAGTTGTGGTGCCGGGTGCCTCCCGGTGCCTGGCGAAGGTTGCACACCAGACGGGTGGGTATCCACAGAAGGTCGACTGTCAGCCTCAACCTTAACCCGCGTGCGCTGAGCCGCATTCACCACAACGCTAAGGATTCTCTCTGGTTGAAAATACTTAGCTGTTATGTGCCTGCTTTTAGCCACATCAGGCGAGGTGGACCTTGTTATTCCCCAACAACAAGGATTCGGTTAATCTGGTTATCCCCAACAACGCAAAAGGAAAAGAAATGTCCGGTAATATCTATACGCTGTACAAATCCCACTGTGAAAATGTTGGAAAGTATCGGGGCATTGAAATCAGTGGGGTAGTGTCATCAGTCGAAATAAGCAAAGTGGAATCAAGGGCAACATTACTTACTCTTCTAGACCTTGTCTTACATGAGCACCGGAAGAAATTCGGCACTCCCTATAATCAGTTGAATGGGAAAAAGGCTCTGGTTCACCTTATTCTGATGAAGCATCACTGGATGCCAAAACAGATTAATGAGATGAAATTTGATGAACTTCTTCTTTCAATTCAGGATGAACTCACACTTGATAAAATAAGCGTAACCGCCCAGAAATTTTTAGATTATCGAGACTGGAGATCACAAATTCATCACTTTGATGATTTTGACGAAAATGAATGGGATCCTAATTTGTCTGCACAATATCTAAAGTAGCATCCTGTGATAAAACCGTGATTTCCTGATCCAGTTTTTTTAAGGAGCCTATTGTTTCCTGTCGATAAGACCGCAATTCACGAAGCTGGTTTATAGCTGCCAGCTTCTTTGTCATCCACTCATAAATTTCCTCATCTGTGTAGCCAGGCGCGACGATTTTGGGTTCTGTTTTGTGCATTTCACACCTCCTCAAGTTATCAGTTACTTGTTGAAGGGGACCAGATTGTTAAAGAGCTAAGCGTCCTGTAGGGCGCTTTTTTGTTGCTAACGAATCATCCTGGACTTCATATGCCCCAGGCGGCTACTTCGTGGGCGTCCTGCCTGTTCGTTTTTGACATTTACTGACCGCTTACGACACATGCACCGTGCACCGTGTTGCAACCAGATTTTGTTGTAATCCTGTAGTTGGTCTGGAACAAAAGATAAAATTAAATTGCGAGTTATGCAAGTGATATTTGCGTGATATGCAAAATTATGGGTAATAAAAAGCCACCTTTCGGTGGCCGATGGATGGGATATTGAGGTTAATTATGTCTCTTAAGGGTTTGCGACTGACTGATTAAGACCTTTCCAAAGACCATGAATCGGTGTTCGTTTTCGCTAGTAATTCCCCATTCACGGTAAATCTGGTTATCAGAAATCACCAGCAGTTTGTCAGGAATCATTTGAAGTCTTTTAACGTATATTTTGTCATCAAAACCAAAGACATATATACCATCACCATCAAACTGATTGATGCTGACATCAACGAAGATGAGATCTCCTGGCTCAATGGTTGGACACATACTGTCCCCACGAACGTTGATAACTTTGATGTGATTGGCTGGTCGTCCGCCGAACATTGATACAGCATTATCAGTTCTGTATTCGATGGCATGAATCACATCAATGACATCACCGCCCTGGATAAGGCCATTTCCCGCACTGGCACTGATATCCAGCATTTCAATACGGAACACATCCTTCACCTGCGCAACATCCTCATTATTACTGTTTTTATATACAGTATTACTTTTGAGGGCAGAGGTAAAGAGATCAGCAATATCAACACCTAAGCTCTTGGCAATATTACTCAGTGTTTGTTCGGTAAATTGTTTTTGCTTACCCGTTTCTAAGCGCGAGATGTTCGCCGCATCTACTCCTATTGCTTCAGCGAGATCGGCGATTTTCATGTTCTTCGCTTGGCGAAGTTGTCTGACTCGGTTTCCTATGTTCATGCGTTTATTACATTTCTTTATTGCGTGATAAGCAAATCAACTTGCGCAAAATAATTGCGTGAAATAACATGCATAACGCGCAATATTTGGAGGGTATATGCAATCACCATTACGAAATGTGCGTAAGGCGCATGGTTTCACTTTGCAGCATGTTGCTGCGGGTGTTCAAGTCAATCCAGCGACGTTGAGTCGTATTGAGAGGCTGGAGCAGATTCCATCTATCGAGCTTGCAGAACGTTTAGCCAATTTTTTTAAGGGTGAAGTCAGCGAAATGCAGATTCTTTATCCGGCACGTTTTCAATCTAGCCAAAACCAGAATGGGTTTAAACCACAGGAACAGGAGGTGAACCGTGGGTAAGCATCACTGGAAAGTAGAAAAACAGCCTGAGTGGTACGTGAAAGCTGTCAGAAAAACTATCACAGCGTTGCCGGGTGGTTACGCTGAAGCAGCTGACTGGCTGGATGTAACAGAGAACGCATTATTTAACCGCCTTCGTGCCGATGGCGATCAGATTTTCCCGCTGGGATGGGCAATGATTTTGCAACGTGCTGGTGGAACTCACTTCATTGCTGACGCTGTGGCGCAGTCTGCAAATGGCATCTTTGTGTCTCTTCCTGACGTCGAGGATGTGGACAACGCCGATATCAACCAACGCCTGCTGGAGGTCATTGAACAGATCGGCAGTTATTCAAAACAGATTCGTTCAGCAATTGAAGACGGTGTAGTGGAACCGCATGAGAAGACAGCAATTAACGACGAGCTGTACCTCTCAATTTCGAAGCTGCAGGAGCATGCAGCACTGGTCTACAAAATTTTTTGCATTTCAGAAAGTAATGACGCCCGCGAGTGTGCAGCTCCGGGCGCCGTGGCGTGTCGTGACTGTGGAGAAACTAACGCATGAACAGTTTAACAACACACTACCGTCGCTCGCAACTGATTGCGCTTCCTGTACCGGGTGGAAAAGCGAAGGTGGAGTATTGCTATGCAGTGAATGTACCAGGTGACAGGGAAATTGTAACCCACAGCTTTGCAGAGTGGGCTGTGGGTGATTTCAACCGGCAGAAGGAGACAGTCCTTTGCGACAAGTTAACCGCTGGTTCAAAGATCACTACGGAGTGCCCGTCAGAGTCATTCGTTGGGAGCCGGAAACACAACGGGTTATCTACCTCCGTGAAGGCTATGAGCATGAGTGCTTCAGCCCGCTCGAACAGTTTCGTCGTAAATTCAGGGAAATAGAGGTCGGTCATGAGCACTAAATTAACCGGCTATGTATGGGATGGTTGCGCTGCGTCAGGTATGAAATTATCCAGCGTGGCAATTATGGCCCGCCTGGCTGATTTCAGTAATGACGAAGGTGTGTGCTGGCCATCAATTGAAACCATTGCCCGTCAGATTGGCGCGGGGATGAGTACCGTCAGAACGGCTATCGCACGGCTGGAAGCAGAAGGCTGGTTAACGCGTAAGGCGCGTCGCCAGGGTAACCGCAATGCGTCGAACGTCTATCAGCTTAACGTTGCAAAGCTTCAGGCTGCGGCACTTTCTCAACTGTCAGATTCTGACCCGTCAAAATCTGACGCATCAAAATCTGACGCATCAAAATCTGACCCGTCAAAATTTGATGCGTCGAAATCTGGCAAAAAAGCGGGTTTTCACCCGTCAGAATCTGGTGGGGATCCGTCAGTAAAATCAAAACATGATCCGTCAGATAAAAAAACTTCTCGTCCGGACGCTTCGCAACCGGACACGCAGACGGCTGAACAGGATTTTTTAACTCGCCATCCTGATGCGGTTGTATTCAGTCCTAAAAAGCGCCAGTGGGGGACGCAGGATGATTTGACCTGCGCACAGTGGCTCTGGAAAAAAATCATCGCCCTGTACGAGCATGCCGCCGAATGTGACGGCGAGGTGGTTCGTCCCAAAGAACCGAACTGGACAGCCTGGGCAAACGAAATTCGCCTGATGTGTGTGCAGGATGGTCGTACTCACAAACAAATCTGCGAGATGTACAGCCGCGTCAGCCGCGATCCGTTCTGGTGCCGTAACGTGCTCAGCCCGTCGAAGTTGCGGGAAAAATGGGATGAGCTTTCCCTGCGCTTATCGCCGTCCGTCAGCACGTACACCGAAAAACGCGAAGACCCGTACTTCAAAGCCAGTTACGACAACGTGGACTACAGCCAGATCCCGGCAGGATTCAGGGGGTGATCATGAGTCTTTTGAATGAAGTTCAGAAATTCATTGAAGCCCATCCGGGCTGTACTTCCGGAGACATTGCGGATGCTTTTGCAGGTTACTCACGGCAGCGCGTTCTGCAGTCAGCAAGCAAGTTACGTCAGAGTGGGCGTGTGGCTCACCGTTGTGAAGGGGATACACGCAGACATTTCCCGCGCCTGACTGAGAGAGCGCAGGAGCCGGAACCACAACCAGTTCGTGAAACCAGACCTGCGCGCAATTTCTATGTCGGCACTAACGATCCCCGGGTGATTTTGTGCCTGACCCGCCAGGCTGAAGAACTGGAGTCCAGGGGCTTATACCGTCGTGCTGCAACGGTGTGGATGGCGGCATTCCGTGAAAGCCATTCCCAGCCAGAACGAAACAATTTTCTGGCGCGTCGTGAGCAGTGTTTACGGAAAAGCAGCAAGCGCGCTGTATCGAGTGATGAGTGGTATCTGTCAGGGAATTACGTGGGGGCGTAATGACGACGTTAACTCAATGCCAGCAGCAGGTGCTGGATATGCTGATTTCTTACCAGAAAGAACGTGGCTTCCCGCCAACCAATCAGGAGGTGGCAACCATGCTGGGATATCGTTCGGTGAATACAGCGGTGGAGCATCTTCGCGCACTGGAGAAAAAAGGCGTCATCACGATAAAGCGTGGCGTGGCCCGGGGGATAACGCTTCATACCGCGGTGAAGGACGACGACAGCGAGGCGGTCGGGATTATCCGCGCACTGCTTGCCGGTGAGGAAAACGCCAGGCTGCGTGCAGCCCACTGGTTACATGAGAGGGGCCTGAAAGTATGAAGTTGATCCTTCCTTTCCCGCCCAGCGTGAACACGTACTGGCGACACCCCAACAAAGGGGCATTTGCTGGTAAGAGCCTGATAAGCGCGGCGGGGCGAAAATTTCAGAGCGCGGCGTGTGCAGCAATAGTTGAGCAGTTACGTCGTCTGCCAAAACCAACGTCGGCACCTGCTTCAGTGGAGATCGTGTTGTTTCCTCCGGATAACCGGATCCGCGATCTGGACAACTATAACAAGGCGCTGTTTGACGCCCTGACCCACGCGGGTGTGTGGGAAGACGACAGTCAGGTGAAAAGAATGCTGGTGGAGTGGGGACCGGTTATCCCGGAAGGGAAGGTCGAGATCACTATCAGTAAGTACGAGAAAACGGCGGGGGCAGCCGCCCGGTTAAGAGGAGAAACGAAGTATGAATAATCTGATGGTCATTGATGGTATTGAAGTTCGTCGTGATGCTTATGGGCGTTACAGCCTGAACGATCTGCACAGGGCTGCCGGTTCTCTGGATAAGCATAAGCCTGCATTCTGGCTCCGCAATGAGCAAACTGAACGTTTAATAAGCGAGTTGCAGATTTGCAACTCGGTCAATATAGAGCCAGTTAACGTTATTCGTGGCGGAAATAACCAGGGGACGTATGTCTGCAAAGAACTGGTGTATGCCTATGCAATGTGGATCAGCCCGTCATTCCATCTGAAGGTGATCCGTACTTTCGATATGGTAACCAGCGCATCGGAAAAATTATCCGGACAGGCTGCTGACAAGATGCAGGCTGGTGTGATTCTGCTGGACTTTATGCGCCGGGAATTAAACCTGTCTAACTCTTCAGTGCTTGGTGCCTGTCAGAAACTCCAGGAGGCTGTTGGCTTACCGAATCTGGCACCGCGCTATGCCATTGATGCTCCTGCTGATGCACACGATGGCTCAAGTCGCCCGACACTGTCACTGAGTGCACTGCTGAAACAGTATGGTATACGCCTGACGGCTAATCAGGCATATCACCAGATGGTGAAGCTGGGGATCGTCGAGCAGCGCGAACGATACAGCCGTACCGCGATTAACAACATCAAAAAATTCTGGTCGCTGACAGCGAAAGGTTGCATGTTCGGCAAGAACATCACCAGTCCCGCAAATCCGCGCGAGACGCAGCCGCATTTCTTCGAATCCCGATTCCCTGAGCTGTTAAAGCTGCTCGATACCGTTCATTGAGGTGACCGTGAGAGCACTACTGACCCCTGAAATTGCCCCGCGTATGGGGATCGTATTGTTCAGGCCGGGTTCAGAGCTGATGCCCCTGTTTATGCAGGGGCGTGTCCTGCTGGAGCCTGAGCCGGAACGTTACTCATCTTTCGCCAGTGGTGCCGTTCCGGCGGCATCACAACCGCTGGCGGATGATCCTGCCGTTCGGGCCGTGTTCCGCAATGAGGCAGTGATCCGTCGTGCTGGTGGCGTGGAATGTCTTGAAAGCTGGTTACTTCGTGAAAAAGGCTGCCAGTGGCCTCATTCCGACTGGCACAGCGAGAACATGACCACAATGCGACACGCTCCGGGCGCAATCCGTCTGTGCTGGCACTGCGATAACCAGCTGCGCGATCAGTTCACGGAACGGCTGGAATCAATGGCAACGGATAACTGTGCCCGCTGGGTGTTGTCTGTTGTGCGTCGGGATCTCGGTTTTGATGACAGTCACGTTGTGACAATGCCGGAACTGTGCTGGTGGTTGATTCGTAATGATCTGGCGGATGCCTTACCGGAAAGTGCAGCCCGTAAGGCACTGAGATTACCGAAGCCTGTTGTGCCATCTGTCACCCGGGAAAGTGACCTTGTGCCTTCGGTTCCTGCCACCAGCATCATCCAGGATAAAGTGAAAAAGGTGCTGGCGCTGAAAGTGGATCCGGAGTCGCCGGAGTCTTTTATGTTACGCCCCAAACGTCGCCGCTGGGTTAATGAAAAGTACACGCGCTGGGTTAAGACGCAGCCGTGCGCATGTTGTGGAAAGCCAGCTGATGATCCCCACCACCTGATAGGTCACGGTCAGGGTGGAATGGGTACAAAAGCGCATGACCTCTTTGTGTTGCCTTTGTGCAGAAAGCATCACGACGAGCTGCATGCGGATAGCGTGGCATTTGAAGAGAAGTATGGCTCCCAGCTGGAGCTGATATTTCGTTTTATCGATCGTGCGCTGGCAATAGGCGTGCTGGCCTGATTTTGTGGAGAAAGTTGATGCGTGATATGTATGAAGTATTGGACCGCTGGGGTGCATGGGCTGCAGCAGACAACAGTGGTGTGGACTGGCAGCCGGTAGCAGCAGGCTTCAAGGGGCTTTTACCACACGGTAAAAAGTCACGCCTTCAGTGCGATGATGACGAAGGCATTATGATTGATGGTTGTGTGGCTAGACTGCGAAAGCATAAACCAGAGGAATATGAGCTGATCATTGCACATTTTGTTATCGGGATTTCGCTCCGTACAATTGCGAAGAGGCGTAACTATTCTGATGGTACTGTCAGAAAAGAATTGCAGGCCGCACTTGGTTTTATTGAAGGTGTTTGTTTTATGCTCAATATTTAAATTAGCACGTCATTTATTAATAAAGCTAATATGCCAACACATGTTGGCATCCATGATAAGCAGCGCATTAAGTCCAATACTCTTATGCAGAATACTTCATTTTTGTTTAACTCTATTTGAGCTATTTGTAATCTGAGTTTGAGTTCATTTTGCTCTTCACTCAATCTGTTCATCATAGTATCGAATAAGGTATCTTTTGCATGAATTATGCGTTCAAGTTGACGTTTTTGAGACACTGCGACTAGATAAGTAATAATAGATGTCAATAAGATCCCTAAAAATGCCACTATAGAAACTAATTCCCCTGTCATTTGAAATATCGATATTGCAGCAACTAGTGATACAGGGATGGCTAAAGCTTTGTTGGCTATTTCAGATACGACTTTAGATATTTTGTCTGCATAATCAATTTCAGCATCTGCAATCTCTTTTCTTGTTTTATGGAAAGAGAATGCAGACATATATACAGCAAGGTTGTTGCTATATAACTCATTGATATCGTTCCAGTTTTTTATTATATTGATAAATGAGCCATTTGTCTTTGAAATATATTCAATCAGTGTATTTCTGAATGTGTTCAGTTTTTCAAGATAGTGATTATCTTTGCTTGCATCGGATTTAGATAAATTGGCTATAAGATTGATATTTAGGTCTTCAATATCAAGGACCTCCTCTGTTAAATTAGTTTCAATTACTGCTGTTGTTGATTTCGATTCTGAATGTAGTACAAAAACAAGGCGATAGAAACTGGTGTTTCTATCACTTTTGGTATCGTGGAAATGAGCTATGTTCGATAAACATGAAATTAATTGACAAATTTTTTCAATTGTCATTATATAGTCAGGCTTTTGGGCATCATAAGAATAAAAATCACTTTCTGCAATGTAATAGTTCTTAGGCATTACGCCTTTTCGAAGAGTATTAATTTCTATAAACTCTCTTTTTGAAGCATAAAATCTATCTGCACTTCTACGTGCGACTTTAAATGAATATGTTAAAGTGGTTCCTGAATTAGGCAGATCATTTCCATCGTAAATCTCGCAACCATCAATTTCAATTTCATCGAATGAACCTTCGTTGAAATTATCATCTAGCATAGTAGTCAACAGCATTTTAATATCTGTTGTATAATCTATTGACGCCGAAAACTTAACACCGTCGAAATGGGGTGTTTTAGATTTTCTAAATAAATCTACTACAATTTTCAACTGATTCATTTTATTTTTCTTTTATAACTCAGTTTAACAAATTCATTTCTTTTAAGGCATCTTTTATTTTTTTTTGTGCTTCTATAGGGAGTCTGTTAAATGTAAGATTCCCATGCTCAGCGTCATAGAAAATTGTAGCATCAGTAGTTATGCCAAGCAAATCTTTGTCGAAATTAAAACTATATTGATCTGCTTTGAAAATAACATTCCTTAATTTGTCAAGAGATGTTTTATTTATGACGAACTCCGAAGGAACTCTAACCTCCTCGCTGTTTAAATATTGCATGAGCTCTCTTACTAGGGGGGCTTTTTTATCATCATCTAAAAATGCCATGTGAGTTGCAGAAATAGATTCAATATCTGTAAGCTTTGCAGAGCAATTGTTTCCGAACTGGGATTCTAAATATTTTATTACTGCGTTTCTTACTGCATTTGCATGAGGGCGTAATTCTTTGTGTTTTTTAAAAAACTTTTTTACCTCATTTGGAAGTTTGCGGGTTGCTCCAGCTGATGCGATCCCCTTATCACACCCAAGAGCTGCGATGAAATATGCAGCAGCAGACTGTCCCGTAGTTTTGTTGATGAAGCTTAAGTAGCTTAATTCTGTTTTTTGAACATCATCAGCTTGGTGATATTGATAGTATAAGTGAAAATTTATTTTTGCAGCTTGGTTAATATTATTTAACTCCAGATGTATCATTTCTTCTGGCTCGAGTTTTTCGCTAATTGTTACTCCATTCGTTTTTTTTATCATAGCTACAAGAAAATATCTGATGCCTGCTGAAATATAATCAGTAAAAACAATGTATCCTCCAGAAGACCAAGATTGAGATTTGGCTGAATGATACATTTGTTCCATTATTTTCTTTGTTAAGTTAATAAAGTCAATAGATTGAGAAGTTGCTGTTTGGTGATACTGATCAAATAATACCGGGATTGGACCTTGTTCTTTTGGGGCGCTTTTGAATACACCGTAATGTGCTGAGTTGCCTTTAGAGCCATAAAGAGCAACGACCCCTTCAACAAGGGAAATTACAACAGCGTTTGTTTTATCAAGTTCAGAATCACGCAGGTTGTATCGTTTCGAGTGGTCAAAATCTTTATCTTTCTCTTTTAATAGCTCGTGAACAATAACGTGGTTGATTTTTAGGTTTGGCATTTTTTTCGTTTTTGTTGGGGACAATATAGGTTGTATGAGGATAATAAAAAGTTAACGCGTACGCAAAAACTATTGTATCGTGTTAAGAGTGGTTACTTCGCCACACAGCTTAAACCCGCCGTCGAGCGGGTTTTGTCGTTTCTGGGGCTGGGGATTCGTTGGTCCTGGCCTATTCCGCAGTTGTCCATCGGTTCGGCTTCTTTGACGTTTCCGCTTCTGATTTGCGGTACATGATGTTCCCTCAATTTGCACCTGCTGTATCAGCGAGGTGAGAGATAACTACAAATGCCTCATAACCCAAATACCTGGCTGGAGTTGGTCCAGAGCTGGTGGCGTGGAGACACACCGCTGGGCGCAGTGATTATGTCGATTGTTATGGCTGGTTTACGTATTGCCTATTTTGGCGGTGGTGGCGGCTGGAAGCGAAAAACACTCGAAATTCTACTCTGTGGCGCTCTGACGCTGACTTTTGCATCCGCTCTTGAGTATGTCGGATGGCCTAAATCACTATCTGTTGCCATTGGTGGTGGGGTGGGGCTGATCGGTGTTGATGCTATTCGAGGGGCTGCAATGAGAGTAATCGGTAACAAGTTTGGTGGCTCTAAGGAGTAATTTATGCAGGTACTAAATTCCCAGCGTAAAGCTTTCCTGGATATGGTGGCATGGTCAGAGGGAACGGATAACGGACGGCAGAAAACCAGAAATCATGGTTATGACGTCATTGTTGGCGGAGAGCTATTTACCGATTACTCCGATCATCCTCGCAAACTTGTCACACTAAACCCGAAACTCAAATCAACAGCCGCAGGCCGTTATCAACTTCTTTCACGCTGGTGGGATGCTTACCGTAAACAGCTTGGTTTGAAAGACTTCTCCCCCAAAAGCCAGGACGCTGTGGCACTGCAACAGATTAAAGAGCGTGGCGCTTTGACGATGATTGATCGCGGCGATATTCGTCAGGCAATCGACCGTTGCAGCAATATATGGGCTTCTTTGCCGGGCGCTGGTTACGGTCAGTATGAACATAAAATTGGTGACCTGATTGCCAGGTTTAAAGAGGCTGGTGGAGTGATAAATGAAGTTGAGCTATAAGCTGGTTATCGCTGCATTCTTCGTTACTGTCATTGGTTCTTTTATCTGTTCAGTGAATCATTACCACAATAAAGCCATTGAATACAAAAAGCAGCGTGATGAGAATGCTATGGCATTAGATTCGGCTATGGCGACCATCGCTGATATGCAGAAGCGTCAACGTGATGTAGCAGAACTCGATGCCAGATATACAAAGGAGTTAGCTAATGCGAAAATCACTATCAGTAATCTGCGTAGGGATATTGATGCTGGCCGTAAGCGGCTGCGGGTCAAAGCAAACTGTTCAGCAAACGGAGCGACCGGCACCGGTGGCATGGGCGATGCTTCCTCCCCCAGACTTACTGACTCCGCTGAACGGGATTATTTCGCCCTTAGAGAGCGAATCGTCACAGTGACGAAGCAAGTCAGCTATCTTCAGAGCTATATCAAGGGACAGTGCCAAAAATGATATAGTGGACTATAGCCTTCATTAAAGGATAGGATGCTATATTATGTCCTGAAGGAGATGTCAGAATGGGAAATATAGATCCATTATCATTAGTGACTACAATGGTTAGTCTTAATTTGAATGGCGTGCAAGTTTCACAGGGAACAGGGTTCTTTTATCAATCTATTGAAGAACAACTTTTATTCTTGGTAACAAATTATCATGTTGTCACCGGACATAGCCCACAATCAAAAGAATCGCCTTTAGGTGACTCAATTTCCTTCAAAGTTAGGGTGAAATCAGGTGGCAGCAAAACCATTGAGATTCCTCTTTTTAAAAACGGCAAACCAACTTGGCTTCAGCATGCAAGTGAGAAAAATGCTGATATAGCAGTAATTCCATTGTTTGGAGATAATCTTAAAGATTGCGAATTCGAAGCATTAAACAGTGGAGTCAAGAACGAGGGTGTTTATAAAGGTCCGACAGCACGAGTAACACTAATTGGCTATCCATATGGTTTTCATGATGCTGCAAATATGCTTCCTGTTTGGAAAACAGGAAGTGTCGCCAGTGAGCCTGAATATGATTTCAATGGTGAAAAAACAATTGTATTAGATATCTCAGCTTTCCCTGGAATGTCTGGATCTCCTGCCATGATAGTGGCCAAAGGAGGGTATGGTGATAAAGATGGAAATATGTATGCAGGTAATGCTTATCATTTCTTAGGTATATACGCCAGCATGAATATGTTCAACAGTGAGCTGAATCTTGAGCAAGTTTCAAATGATGCTAAAAAATTTGTTACGCATACCGAGTCATTGCAGCTTGGAATAATTTGGAAGGCGTCATTAATTGACGATATAGTTAATAATTTCAACCTTGAATCTTGGCTTCAGGGATTTAGACAGTCTGCATTACAAGCGAATCTGAAATTAGGTAATGGTCTTCAATTAAGCGAAGATGGTAAGAGTGTAATATTCAAATTTTGATTACCGCCGCCTCCGGGCGGCTTTTTATTTTTATCTCCATGGTTTGCTCTATCGTAATAGTTTAAGGGGAAGCATTAATGCCACCGCGAACCCCAAAAGCCTGCCGCGTTCGCGGCTGCCGCCACACCACCACTGACCCGTCAGGCTATTGCGAAAGCCACAAAAACGAAGGCTGGAAGCAATACAAGCCAGGACAATCCCGTCATCAGCGCGGTTATGGTTCGAAATGGGATGCTATCCGTGAACGTGTGCTGAAGCGTGACAAAGGCCTGTGTCAGTTATGTCTGCGTGCTGGTGTGGTGCGTGAGGCGAAAACCGTTGACCACATCATCCCTAAAGCGCATGGCGGCACAGATGCCGACAGTAATCTGCAGAGCCTGTGCTGGCCGTGTCATAAGGCGAAGACGGCCCGTGAACGGCTGAGGTGAGAACCAGTTCCCACTGCCAGAGGGGAGGGGCGGGGCAAATCCCTGTGACCTGACGTCTTCCGGACTGCCCGCCCCATCGTTTTTTTATACCCGCGAAAAATGAAATTTAACCAGGAGTGCCGCATATGGCTGGAACGGCGGGGGGTTCCGGGCGTCGCCCCAAGCCAACGGCGCGCAAGGCGCTGGCCGGAAACCCCGGCAAGCGAGCCCTGAATAAAGATGAACCTGTTTTTACGCCCATCAAAGGTGTTGAGCCACCGGAGTGGTTCGCTGAAGAAGATCTCCCTCTCGCCACGATCATGTGGCAACTGACAACCAAAGAACTCTGCGGTCAGGGCCTGCTGTGCGTGACTGACCTCGCGGTGCTTGAGCGGTGGTGCGTGGCCTACGAGTTCTGGCGGCGTGCCGTGAAAAATATTGCCAGACAGGGCAACACCATCACCGGTGCAATGGGTGGCATGGTCAAAAATCCGGAGCTGACCGCCAAGAAAGAACAGGAGTCCGAGATGAGCAGCACGGGGGCAATGCTCGGACTCGACCCCAGCAGCCGCCAGCGTCTGATTGGCCTGGCGGGGCAGAAGAAAGCCACTAACCCGTTTCTGAAAATCATCGAATCATGAGCCGGAAATCTTACCCCAACGTAAATGCTGCCAATCAGTATGCCCGTGATGTCGTGCGCGGAAAGATTGTGGCCTGCCAGTTTGTGATTCAGGCCTGCCAGCGCCATCTTGATGACCTGATGGCGGAAAAAAGTAAGTCGTTTCGTTACCGCTTCGACAAGGACCTGGCTGAACGGGCCGCGAAATTTATTCAGCTGTTGCCACACACCAAGGGGGAGTGGGCATTCAAGAGGATGCCCATCACGCTGGAACCGTGGCAGCTCTTTGTGATCTGCTGTGCGTTTGGCTGGGTCAATAAAGGCTCCCGGCTGCGCCGCTTCAGGGAGGTGTATACCGAAATCCCCCGTAAGAACGGCAAATCGGCAATCTCTGCCGGTGTTGCCCTGTATTGTTTTGCCTGTGATAACGAGTTTGGCGCGGAAGTGTATTCCGGTGCCACGACAGAGAAACAGGCGTGGGAAGTCTTTCGCCCGGCGCGACTGATGTGTAAACGCACACCCATGCTGACGGAAGCGTTCGGGATTGAGGTTAACGCCTCAAACATGAACCGTCCGGAGGATGGCGCGCGGTTTGAACCGCTGATCGGTAACCCCGGTGATGGTTCATCACCCCACTGTGCCGTGGTGGATGAATATCACGAGCACGCCACCGATGCGCTTTATACCACGATGCTTACCGGGATGGGCGCGCGACGTCAGCCACTGATGTGGGCCATCACCACCGCCGGGTACAACATTGAGGGGCCGTGCTACGACAAGCGGCGGGAAGTTATCGAGATGCTCAACGGTTCGGTACCCAACGATGAACTGTTCGGGATCATCTATACCGTTGACGAAGGCGATGACTGGACCGACCCGCAGGTGCTGGAAAAAGCTAACCCGAATATTGGCGTGTCGGTTTATCGCGAATTTTTGTTAAGTCAGCAGCAGCGTGCGAAAAATAACGCCCGTCTGGCAAACGTCTTTAAAACAAAACACCTCAATATCTGGGTGTCGGCGCGTTCGGCGTATTTCAACCTGGTGAGCTGGCAGAGCTGCGAGGATAAATCACTGACCCTTGAGCAGTTCGAGGGGCAACCGTGCATTCTGGCCTTTGACCTGGCGCGTAAGCTGGATATGAACAGCATGGCGCGACTTTATACCCGCGAGATTGACGGTAAAACGCATTACTACAGTGTGGCTCCGCGCTTCTGGGTACCGTATGACACGGTGTACAGCGTCGAGAAAAATGAAGATCGCCGGACAGCCGAACGCTTTCAGAAATGGGTGGAAATGGGCGTTCTGACCGTTACCGATGGTGCGGAGGTGGATTATCGCTACATCCTCGAGGAGGCCAAAGCGGCGAACAAAATCAGCCCGGTCAGTGAGTCACCCATCGACCCCTTCGGGGCGACCGGGTTGTCACATGACCTTGCTGATGAAGACCTGAATCCCGTCACTATCATTCAGAACTACACCAACATGTCCGACCCGATGAAAGAGCTGGAAGCGGCAATTGAATCGGGGCGCTTTCATCATGATGGCAATCCCATCATGACCTGGTGTATCGGCAATGTGGTCGGCAAAACCATTCCGGGTAACGATGATGTGGTGAAACCCGTCAAAGAGCAGGCGGAAAACAAAATTGACGGTGCAGTTGCGCTGATTATGGCGGTTGGCAGAGCCATGCTGTACGAGAAAGAAGACACGCTGTCTGACCACATTGAGTCCTATGGGATCCGCTCGCTTTAACTGAGGTAATTATGATCATGCTGATTCTCGCGCCTCTGGTGGGCGTGCTGGGGGCGCTTTTGCTGGCGTATGGTGCCTGGCTGATTTATCCCCCGGCGGGGTTTGTTGTTGCCGGGGCGTTGTGCCTGTTCTGGTCGTGGCTGGTAGCGCGATATCTCGATCGTACACAGCTGTCTGTTGGTGGAGGTAAATAGTGTTCTTTTCGGGATTATTTCAACGAAAAAGTGACGCACCGGTGACCACGCCAGCAGAGCTGGCGGATGCCATCGGGTTGTCCTACGACACCTATACCGGAAAGCAGATCAGCAGTCAGCGGGCCATGCGACTGACGGCGGTTTTTTCCTGCGTCAGAGTGCTGGCAGAGTCGGTCGGGATGTTGCCCTGCAATCTGTATCACCTGAACGGCAGCCTGAAGCAGAGAGCCACCGGCGAACGTCTGCATAAACTGATCTCCACGCATCCCAATGGCTATATGACGCCGCAGGAGTTCTGGGAGCTGGTGGTCACCTGTCTGTGCCTGCGGGGAAACTTTTACGCCTACAAAGTGAAAGCATTTGGCGAAGTGGCTGAACTGCTGCCCGTCGATCCCGGCTGTGTGGTACCGAAGCTTAACAGTAGCTGGGAGCCGATCTATCAGGTCACATTCCCGGATGGCTCCACGGATGTACTGAGCCAGGAGGATATCTGGCATGTGCGCACGCTGACGCTGGACGGACTGGTGGGGCTGAATCCCATCGCCTATGCCCGCGAGGCAATATCGCTGGCGGCAGCGACCGAAGAGCACGGGGCCAGACTGTTCAGCAATGGCGCGGTGACGTCGGGTGTGTTGCGTACAGAGCAGACGCTGTCAGATCAGGCTTATGAGCGCCTGAAGAAAGATTTTGAGGAGCGTCACACCGGGCTTGGCAATGCTCACCGCCCGATGATCCTTGAGATGGGGCTGGACTGGAAGTCGATGGCGCTGAACGCCGAGGACAGCCAGTTCCTGGAAACCCGCAAGTTTCAGCTTGAAGAAATCTGTCGTCTGTTCCGGGTGCCGTTGCACATGGTGCAGAACACCGATCGCGCCACCTTCAACAATATCGAAGAGCTGGGGCTGGGATTTATCAACTATTCACTGGTGCCGTATCTGACCCGCATCGAACAGCGGATCAACACCGGACTGGTACGAAAAAGTAAGCAGGGCGTTTATTACGCCAAATTTAACGCCGGGGCGTTACTGCGCGGGGATATGAAGTCCCGTTTTGAAGCCTACGCCACCGGGATCAACTGGGGAATTTACTCTCCCAATGACTGCCGCGACCTGGAAGATATGAATCCGCGTCCCGGTGGTGATGTCTATCTCACACCGATGAACATGACCACGAAACCCTCCGATGGCAGTAAAGCCGGTAAGCAGAAGGATAACGCCAATGCAGACGAAACAACGTCTTGATGTACCGCTGAGTCTGAAATCTGTCAGTGACTCCGGTGAGTTTGAAGGGTATGGCTCCGTCTTTGGTGTAAAGGACAGCCACGATGATGTGGTGATGTCCGGGGCATTTGCTGCTTCCCTGCGGGCGTGGAGTGACAGAAAAGCGTTACCTGCGCTGCTCTGGCAGCACCGCATGGATGAACCCATCGGTGTTTACACCGAAATGAAGGAAGACGATGTCGGGCTTTACGTCAGGGGACGGTTGCTTATTGATGATGATCCCCTCGCAAAACGCGCACATGCACACATGAAGGCCGGTTCGTTAACCGGCCTTTCTATTGGGTACGTCCTGAAAGACTGGGAATACGACCGGAGCAAAGAAGCCTTTCTGCTGAAAGAAATCGACCTCTGGGAAGTCAGCCTGGTGACGTTCCCGTCTAACGACGAGGCGCGGATCAGCGACGTCAAGAACGCACTGGCCCGCGGGGAAATCCCCGAACAGAAAAAAATCGAAAGAGTCCTGCGTGATGTCGGACTCTCCCGTACCCAGGCCAAAGCATTCATGACCGGGGGCTATGGCGCACTGTCCCTGCGCGACGCTGAGGATGTGGGCTCTGCACTGAATGCACTGAAAAATCTGAACTTCTAATCAGGAGAAATACGATGGCGGTTGATATTAAAGATGTCGAACAGGTCGCGCAGGAGCTGCAGCAGAAGTTTGACGACTTTAAAGCAAAGAACGACAAGCGCGTGGATGCGATTGAGCAGGAAAAAGGCAAGCTTGCCGGGCAGGTGGAAACCCTGAACGGGAAACTCAGCGAGCTGGAAAATCTCAAAAGTGATCTTGAAAAAGAGCTGCTTGAGCTGAAACGTCCGGCTGGTGGAGCGCAAAATAAACTGGCCACCGAGCATAAAGAGGCGTTTGTGGGCTTCCTGCGTAAAGGCCGTGAAGACGGTCTGCGCGATCTGGAGCGTAAGGCATTGCAGGTGGGTACCGATGAAGACGGTGGCTACGCCGTGCCGGAAGCACTGGATCGCAACATTCTTAACCTGCTGAAAGATGAAGTGGTGATGCGTCAGGAAGCCACGGTGATCACCGTTGGCGGTTCCGACTACAAAAAACTGGTGAATCTGGGCGGTACGGCTTCCGGATGGGTGGGGGAAACGGATACGCGATCCCAGACAGCCACCTCCAGACTGGAGCTGATTGAACCTCTCATGGGGGAAATTTACGGCAACCCGCAGGCTACCCAGAAAATGCTGGACGATGCCTTCTTCAACGTGGAGGCCTGGATCAACAGCGAGCTGGCAACCGAATTTGCCGAACAGGAAGAAATTGCCTTTACCTCAGGCGATGGCACCAAGAAGCCGAAAGGGTTCCTGGCGTATGAATCCACTGATGAAACCGACAAGGTCCGGGCGTTCGGCAAACTTCAGCATATTGTATCCGGCGAAGCGACCGCGGTGACCGCAGACGCCATTATCAAACTGATTTACACGCTGCGTAAGGCACACCGCACTGGCGCGAAGTTCATGATGAACAACAACAGCCTGTTTGCCATCCGTCTGCTGAAAGACACCGAGGGTAACTATCTGTGGCGTCCGGGGCTGGAACTGGGGCAGCCGTCCTCTCTGGCGGGTTACGGTATCGCTGAAAACGAACAGATGCCGGATATCGCCGCTGATGCGAAAGCCATTGCATTTGGTAACTTCAAACGGGGTTACACCATCGTTGACCGTATCGGCACCCGCATTCTGCGTGACCCGTACACCAATAAACCGTTTGTCGGTTTTTATACCACCAAGCGCACCGGCGGGATGCTGGTCGATTCGCAGGCCATCAAACTGCTGAAGATTGCAGCGGCGTAATCACTCAGGGGCGTGGAACCGCGCCCCCTGTTCTGACGGGTGAAGAATCATGATCCTGAAACAAGATCTGAAATGGTCACCGGACGGTATGCGTGTTGAGGTCATTCGGGCCGGTGAGTATGACGACGGGGCGCTTCCTGCCCGGGTGCAGGAGATTGCACTTCAGGCCGGGTTAGCAGAGCGCGGAACCAGTGCAAAAAGCAGTAAAGCGACAAAAGAGAAAAAAGCCACGACCAGTAAAGAGGGCTGAGTATGCTTCTGACAATGGAAGAGATTAAAGCCCAACTCCGGCTGGATGAGGATTTCGATGCTGATGACCGCCATCTGCAACTGCTGGCCTGTGCGGCGCAAAAGCGGACGGAAACGTATCTGAACCGGAAGCTCTATGCTCCGGATGAAACCATTCCGGACAGCGATCCGGACGGGCTGCACCTGCCGGATGATATTCGTCTGGGGATGCTGATGCTTATCAGCCATTTTTACGAAAACCGCTCGTCGGTTACGGAAGTGGAGAAACTCGACATGCCGCAGAGTTTTGGCTGGCTTGTCGGCCCGTACAGGTACTTTCCGCAATGAAAATTCGTCAGGCGCAGACCAGCGCAACCTACATTCTGCCGGACCCCGGTGAACTGAATAAACGCGTCCTGATCCGCCTGCGGGTGGATATGCCCGCGGATAACTTTGGCGTGGAGCCTCAATACCCGGTTACGTTCCGGACATGGGCGAAGGTTATCCAGACCAGTGCCACCACCTGGCAGGAAACCGCGCAGACCGGGGACGCCATCACCCATTACATCACCATTCGTTACCGCCGGGGGATCACCGCTGATTATGAGGTGGTCTGCGGTGACAGTGTGTACCGGGTGAAACGTCAGCGCGATCTGAACGGGGCGCGGCGCTTTCTGCTGCTGGAGTGTACGGAGCTGGGCGAATGTAGGCAGAGTCACGGAGGCAACAATGACGACTTCCTTTTTGCACGTTGATTTTCAGCAGCCCGCGGAGATGCGCTTTAACCGCGCCCGTGTCAGGCGGGCGTTTGTCACGATTGGTCAGCGTCATATGCGTGATGCCCGTCGGCTGGTGATGCGCCGTGCGCGGTCGGCACCGGGTGAAAACCCCGGTTATCAGACCGGACGCCTGGCTCGTTCGATTGGTTACATGGTACCCAGAGCCAGTAAACATCGCCCTGGTTTTATGGCACGTATAGCCCCTAACCAGCGTAATGGAGAGGGAAACCGCCGTATCACCGGTGATTTTTATCCGGCTTTTCTGTTCTATGGCGTGAGGCGAGGGGCAAAGCGTCGTCGCAGCCATCATCGTGGTGCATCCGGTGGCAGCGGCTGGCGACTAGCTCCACGTAATAACTTTATGGTGGAAACTCTTGAAAAGAACCGCAGCTGGACACGCTATTTTCTGGCGCGGGAATTGCGTAAATCACTGAAGCCGGAGCGACGACACAGATGAAACTGACGCCTGTTATTGCTGCGCTGCGTGCCCGCTGCCCGTATTTTGAAAACCGGGTGGCAGGCGCGGCACAGTTCAAAAATCTGCCGGAGGTCGGAAAGCTGAGACTCCCGGCGGCGTATGTGGTACCGGGTGATGACTCTCCGGGAGAAAACAAAAGCCAGACCGACTACTGGCAGGAGCTGAAAGAGGGCTTCTCCGTGGTTGTCATACTGAGTAACGGGCGTGATGAGCGCGGTCAGTTTGCCTCGTATGATGTGGTGGACGATGTCCGGCAGATGCTCTTTAAGGCCCTGCTGGGCTGGAACCCGGAAGCGTGCGGTAACCCGATTACCTATGACGGCGGCACGCTGCTGGATCTGAATCGTCATGAGCTGATTTATCAGTTCGATTTTTCGGTCATCAGCGAGCTGACTGAAGACGATACCCGCCAGCAGGATGATCTGAACAGTCTGGATGAACTGCAAACGCTGGCGATTGATGTTGATTATCTCGAGCCCGGTAACGGGCCTGACGGCGATATCGAACATCACACCGAAATAACCCTTCCTTCCTGAGGATCCTCATGTTTGTCAAACCTGTTAAAGGGCGGTCAGTTCCTGACCCTGCCCGCGGCGACCTTTTGCCCGCCGAAGGGCGAAATGTTGACGAGAACAACTACTGGCTGCGCCGTGAAGCAGCGGGTGATATCCGGCGCGTGAATAAAAAGGTGAACACCGATGACGATAAGCTTTAACACCATTCCGTCGAATACGCTGGTTCCGCTGTTTTATGCGGAAATGGATAACCAGGCGGCGAATACTGCACAGGACAGCGGAGCATCGCTGCTGATTGGTCATGCCAATAACGGTGCAGAGATTGTTGCCAACAGTCTGGTACTGATGCCGTCGGCAGACTATGCACGCCAGATTTGTGGTGCGGGAAGTCAGCTGGCGCGTATGGTCGAGGCTTATCGCCAGACTGACCCGTTTGGCGAGCTGTATGTGATTGCCGTTCCTGAATCCACCGGCGCGGCGGCAACGGTTACGCTGACGGTGACCGGGGCGGCAACCGAAACCGGCACGGTGAATGTGTATGTGGGACGTACCCGCGTGCAGGCACCGGTGACTAACGGCGATAACGTCACGATGATTGCCAGCAGTATCCAGGATGCCATCAATGCCGTTCCGACCCTGCCGTTTACGGCTTCATCTTCGGCAGGCGTGGTCACACTGACCGCGCGTCATAAGGGGCTTTGCGGGAATGAAATTCCTGTCAGCCTCAATTACTACGGCTTTGGTGGGGGCGAAGTGCTGCCAGCGGGCGTACAGATTGCCGTGGCGACGGGTACCGCCGGAACGGGTGCTCCGGTTCTCACCGGCGCGGTGGCTGCAATGGCGGATGAGCCGTTTGATTATATCGGCCTGCCGTTCAACGACACGGCCTCCGTTAACACGCTGGTGACCGAGATGAACGATACCAGCGGTCGCTGGAGCTATGCGCGTCAGCTGTATGGTCATGTGTATACGGCAAAGATCGGCACGCTGTCAGAACTTGTGACCGCAGGTGACCAGTTTAACCAGCAGCACATTACCCTGGCGGGGTACGAAAAAGAGACCCAGACGCCTGCCGACGAGCTGGCGGCAAGCCGTACCGCCCGCGCAGCGGTGTTTATTCGCAACGATCCGGCACGTCCCACACAGACCGGTGAGCTGGTGGGTATGCTGCCTGCGCCGAAGGGGAAACGGTTCACGATGACCGAACAACAGACCCTGCTGTCTCATGGCGTGGCAACGGCGTATGTCGAAAGCGGGGTGCTGCGCATTCAGCGTGATGTCACCACGTACAGGAAAAACGCTTACGGTGTTGCGGATAACAGCTACCTCGACAGCGAGACGCTGCATACCAGCGCGTATGTGCTGCGCAAACTGAAATCCGTCATTACCAGTAAGTACGGGCGTCACAAGCTTGCCAGTGACGGTACCCGCTTTGGTCCCGGTCAGGCGATTGTCACCCCGGCGGTGATCAAAGGGGAACTGCTGGCAACCTACCGTCAGCTTGAGCGTGCGGGGATCGTGGAAAACTACGAACTGTTTAAGCAGTACCTGGTTGTGGAGCGTGATGCCAGCGATCCGAACCGCCTGAACACGCTGTTCCCGCCTGACTATGTTAACCAGTTGCGTGTCTTTGCAGTGGTTAACCAGTTCCGTCTTCAGTATTCAGAGGAGTCTGCATAATGGCCCGTATCGGGGGAACCTGTTATTTCAAAATTGACGGTCAGCAGCTATCGCTGACCGGCGGCATTGAGGTGCCCATGAACAGGACGGTCAATGATGACATCATCGGCCTGGACGGTTCAGTGGACCGCAAGGAAACTCACCGTGCGCCTTATGTCAAAGGGACCTTCAAGGTGCCGAAGAATTTTCCGGTGAGCAAAATCACCTCGTCTGATGAGATGACCATCACTGCCGAGCTGGCGAACGGTCAGGTCTATGTACTGTCGTCTGCCTGGCTGCACGGCGAAGCGAACCATAATGCCGAAGAAGGCACGGTCGATCTTGAGTTCCACGGTGAAGAAGGGGATTACCAGTAATGAAAGAGCTTGAGTTAAAGAAACCGATTACCGCTCATGGCGAGACACTCTCCGTACTGGAGTTTGATGAGCCCACCGGGAAAGATGTCCGCGAGCTGGGGTATCCCTACCAGATGAATCAGGATGAGTCCGTCAGACTTCTGGCGCATGTGGTATCGAAATACATTGTGCGGCTGGCGAAAGTGCCGCAAAGCTCTGTCGACCAGATGTCTCCGGCAGACCTGAATGCAGCGGCGTGGCTTGTGGCTGGTTTTTTCCTCCAGGCCTGACGGCTGAATACCTCACTGATCGCTTCTTTGACTGCGCCAGCTACTGGCGCATTAATCCCTTCGAATTGCTGAATATGCCGATCAGTGAAATTCCCTTGCTGGTCAGTCAGGCAAACAGGATAGAGCAGGAGAAACGCACACATGGCTGAATTTGAGCTTAAGGCGTTGATCACCGGTGTCGACAGGCTTTCTCCCGCGCTGTCGAAAATGCAAAAGAAAATCCGGGGATTTAAACGCCAGGCGGAAGAAGCGTCACAGGGTGGGCTGGCGCTTGGTGGCGGACTGGCAGCGGGTCTGACGCTTTCCCTGAAATCTTATGCCGATCAGGAAAACGCCGCCACCGGGCTGAAAGTCGCCATGATGGATGCGAACGGCGAGGTTGGAAAGAGCTTTCAGGACATCAATAAACTGGCTATTGGCCTGGGTAACCAGCTACCCGGTACAACAGCTGATTTTCAGAACATGATGCAGATGCTGGTGCGTCAGGGGATCCCGGCAGAAAACATTCTTGGCGGTGTGGGTAAAGCGACAGCTTTTCTTGCGGTACAACTGAAAAAAACACCGGAAGCGGCTGCTGAGTTTGCCGCAAAGATGCAGGATGCTACCGGAACGGCGTCAGAAGACATGATGGGGCTGTTCGACACTATCCAGAAGGCGTTTTATCTGGGCGTTGACGATACCAACATGTTGTCCTTCTTCACTAAAACCAGCTCTGTTCTGAAGATGGTGAACAAGGACGGTCTTCAGGCTGCACAGAGCCTTGCCCCCATCAGCGTCATGATGGATCAGATGGGGATGAACGGGGAGTCGGCAGGTAATGCCCTGCGAAAAGTTATCCAGTCCGGATTAAGCGTTAAGAAAATCAGGGACGTCAATAAAGTTATGGCCCGTCAGAAACTCGGGGTACAGCTCGATTTTACTGACGGCAAAGGAAGTTTTGGCGGTCTTGATAACATGTTTAAGCAACTGGCAAAGCTGCGAAAACTTACCGACGTTAAGCGAACCGGTGTACTTAAGGCAATATTTGGTGATGATGCCGAAACCCTTCAGGTGGTCAATGCGCTGATCGATAAAGGAAAGGATGGCTACGATCAGATCCAGCAGAAGATGAATAAACAGGCCAGCCTGAATAAACGTGTTCAGGCTCAGCTTGGTACGCTGTCCAACCTGTGGGAGGCAATGACGGGGACCGCAACTAACGGCCTTGCGGCTATTGGCGGCGCATTTTCTGGTGACGCTAAGAACATCACGCAATGGCTGGGGGAGTTGGGGGAGAAATTCACGAAGTTTGCGGATGAAAATCCCCGGGTTATTCGCGGCGTCGTCGGGCTTGCTGCCGGTCTTGCGATTCTGAAACTGGGATTGATGGGCGTGGGCAGTGCCATCAGTATTGTCAGCAGGATCATGTCGATGACGCCGATTGGCATGATTGCGACGGCGATAGCCCTGGCTGCGGGATTAATTATCACTAACTGGGATGTTGTCGGACCTTATTTTAAGAAACTCTGGGAAACCATTGGTCCTTATTTTGAGACTGGCTGGGAACTTCTTAAGAAGGTTTTTGCCTGGTCGCCGCTGGGGATGGTGATCAATAACTGGGGACCGGTTGTTAAGTGGTTTCAGGATATGTGGGATAAGCTGAAGCCGATTATTGAATGGTTTACCGACAGTTCCGGTGACACGGTCGATGCCATTAACTCGGCGCAGTGGGGCGCGGGTGCTTATGATGCTTATGGGACGGGAATACCGCCACGGGGATACACTCCTTATCCGGAGGTGGATCCGGCTCAGGCAAACAACGCCTCCGGTGCCACAGGCCCGAATCCCTTCATGATTAACAAAGCTTCTGCGCCAAAAGTTGATGGTGAGATCAAGGTATCTTTTGTGAATATGCCACCAGGTATGCGGGTTATGGAAACGCGATCCAGCGGTATTGATGTCAGCCATGATGTTGGCTATACGCGGTTCAGGTAGTGTACAAAATGATTAATGTGTTTTTGTCTGGCATAATTTGGGTTTTCAACTTTAAGTAGTTAATATAATCATTCCTTACAAATGATTGAAGGGATGATTATGCGTATCTTTGTGTTTTTTATATCTGCACTTTTATCTTTTAACTTGGCAGCGGAAGAGTGTAAGTTCAGCTTTAATGAGTCAGAATTAATCTCTTCTATAGGTATTGCACCAGTTAAGCAAGAGATAGTAAAGGATGAAGGAATAACTAAGCGTCAATATGAATTCAGGAGAGAATTGTCTTTTGAAGAAATGCTTGGCGATGATGCTGATGAAAAATATGAGCCGCAGTTTTATATATCTGTTTATAATCCATCATGTCCACAAAAGGTTATTATTTGGTTTTTCAAGGACAATAAAAACACACAAACTTTAAGTAATGAGGTCCTTGCTGGTAGAGCATTCAAGTATTTAACTGGTGTTAATGAAAGTATTTTTGAAAATAAAATGAAAAAGTTTTCAAAGGTACAGTCATTTGAATCCTTTGATGAAAGGACGGACTCTAAATTTATAAAGAGTGGTAATGTTTATTCCATTGATGTTCAACTCAGATAGTAATTGAAAATATTAGAACCCCGCCACATCTTCTGCGATGTAAATAACTGACAAAGCAGATTTGGCGGGTTTTTTGTATCCGGAGTTTATATGACGTGGAAAGGCAGGCTTCAGGATGCGTCATTTCGCGGCGTACCGTTTAAGGTTGAAGAAGAAAGTGCGGGAACCGGTCGCCGTGTGGAAACACATGAATACCCGAACCGCGACAAGCCCTATACCGAAGATCTGGGAAAAGTCACTTTCCGCCCGTCCATCACAGCTTATGTGGTGGGAGATGACTGCTTTGACCAGCGCGATCGCCTGATTGACGCGCTGAATAAACCCGGTCCCGGCACGCTTGTCCATCCGACATACGGTGAGCTGAAAGTCTGTGTTGACGGGGAGGTTCGGGTCAGCACATCGAAGAGTGAAGGGCGTATTGTCCGCTTTGACCTGAAGTTTGTCGAAGCGGGAGAACTCTCTTACCCCACATCAGGTGCGGCGACGGCGCAGACGCTGATGTCATCCTGTTCTGCACTGGATGACTGCATCAGTGACAGTTTCAGTGGTTTCAGTATCGATGGCGTGGCAGATTTTGTGCAGAACGACGTTATCGGTAATGCCAGCATAATGCTGGGGTATGTTTCTGATGCGATGAAAGTGGTGGATTCTGCTGTATCGGATGCCGCCAGGCTGTTGCAGGGGGATATCTCGGTACTTCTGCCGCCGCCATCGTCAGGCAAAAATTTCGTTGAGCAGGTGCAGAAAATGTGGCGTACCGGGAAGCGCCTTTATGGTAACGCCAGCGACCTGGTCACCATGATCAAAACGCTTTCCGGTGTCAGCCTCGGCAGCGATCTGCAACCGCGCGGTGTCTGGAAAACGGACAGTAAAACCACCGCCACAGCGACGCAGCAGCGTAACGTGGTTGCCAGCACCCTTCGTACGACTGCAATCAGCGAAGCGGCGTATGCCGTTACCCGATTGCCTGCGCCAACAACTTCCGCGGTGATGCAGAATGCCGCAGTGGGGCAGTCAACAACACCCGCGCAGAGCACCGGCTGGCCTTCCGTCACGCATCCGGCACTGAACAATGCACCGGCGGTGAAAAACACGGTTGACCTGCCAACGTGGGAAGAACTGACCGACATTCGCGACACACTGAATACGGCAATTGATAAGGAGTTGTCCCGTACAACCAGTGATGTGCTGTTTCTGGCGCTGCGCCGGGTGAAAGCAGATCTGAATGCGGATATCAACACGCGCCTTGAACAGTCTGCGCGGATCATTCAGCGTACGCCGGATGAGGTTTTACCCGCGCTGGTGCTGGCGGCGACCTGGTTTGATAACGCGGCGCGTGACGCGGACATTATCCGGCGCAATGCCATTACACATCCCGGCTTTGTGCCGGTGATCCCTCTGAAGGTGCCAGTGCAATGAACGATAACGTCACGCTACGGGTAAATGGCCGGGAGTGGAATGGCTGGACATCGGTGCGCATCGGTGCCGGTATTGAACGGCTGGCACGGGATTTCAGTGTGGAGATCCCCCGCCAGTGGCCGGGAGATGAGGGTATCACCACGCTTCAGCCGCGTATTAAAAACGGTTCAAAAGTGGAAGTTCTGATTGGTGATGAGCTGGTGATCACCGGCTGGGTGGAGGCGACGCCCGTTCGTTACGATGCCCGTTCGGTCAGCACCGGTATTGCCGGACGCAGTCTGACCGCTGACCTGATTGACTGTGCAGCCGAATCGACACAGTTTAACGGACGATCGCTGGTACAGATTGCGCAGGCGCTTGCTGCGCCTTTCGGCATTGAGGTGGTGAACAACGGTGCGCCGTCGGGTGTTATTCCGGATGTCCAGCCTGATCACGGCGAAACGGTGATCGAGGTGATCAACAAAATACTCGGTCAGCAGCAGGCACTGGCTTACGACGACCCGCATGGCAGGCTGGTGATTGGCGGTATTGGCTCAACGCGGGCACATACCGCGCTGGTACTTGGGGAAAACATCCTTTCCTGTGATACGGAGAAGAGTATCCGGGAGCGGTTTTCAGTTTACCAGGTGGCGGGGCAGCGTGCCGGAAATGACGATGATTTCGGTGAGGCCACCACCACCGCGCTGCGGGCCCGCACAGAAGACGCATTTATTGCCCGTTACCGTCCGATGTATATCAGGCAGACAGGGCAGGCTACGGGGGCAGGCTGTATTGCCCGTGCGGACTTTGAAGCCCGGCAACGGGCGGCGCGGACGGATGAAACCACCTATGTGGTGCAGGGCTGGCGACAGGGTAACGGTACGCTGTGGCAACCCAACCAGCGGGTGATTGTCTTCGATCCGGTCTGTGGTTTCGACAATACCGAACTGCTTGTCTCGGAAGTCACGTTTACTCAGAACCAGAACGGCACCCTGACGGAAATCCGTGTCGGCCCACCTGATGCTTATCTGCCTGAACCCGAAGCCCCCGGCGCGCGGAAAAAGAAAAAAGCCAGAGTACAGGAGGACCCGTTCTGATGAGGACGATTGAAGCCATGCAGCGACAACTCCTCGGCCTGATTGGGCGGGCAGTGGTGAAAAGCATCAGTGCCGCCACGAAATGTCAGACCGTGGATGTGTCCCTGATTGCCGGTGAACCCAAAGCCGGGGTTGAACATCTTGAACCCTACGGTTTTACCGCAAGGGCAAACAGCGGTGCGGAAGCGGTGGTGTTGTTTCCGGATGGCGACCGTTCTCATGCGGTGGTTGTTACGGTGTCGGACCGGCGCTACCGCCTGAAAGGGCTGCAGACGGGTGAGGTGGCGGTCTATGACGATCAGGGGCAGTCCGTGACGCTGACCCGGGAGGGGATCGTGGTGGACGGTGCAGGTAAAACGATCACGTTTCGCAATTCACCTAAAGCACGTTTTGAAATGGACCTGGAAGTGACAGGACAGGTGAAAGACCTGTGCGACTCCAGCGGCACCACCATGTCAGCGATGCGGCTTGCCTATAACGGGCATCGTCACAGAGAGAACGGTCAGGGCAGTAACACCGACAAACCTGATAAAGCGATGGAGGCATGATGGAACTGTGGTTGACGGTGAACGGTAAACGCACCTGCGCCAGCGCACCGCTGGATCCGCTGACCCGCGCCGTGGTGATTTCCCTGTTTACCTGGCGGCGGGCGGGGCCTGATGACAACGCCGACGTCCCGATGGGATGGTGGGGGGATACCTGGCCTGCGGTACAGAATGACCGTTACGGCTCCCGACTGTGGCTGCTTCAGCGCAGCAAACTGACCAATCAGCTGGTGCAGACGGTAAGGGGGTATATCCGCGAATGCCTGCAATGGATGATTGATGACGGCGTGGTGTCCCGTATTGATCTGGATATCCGCCGCACCGGGATTAATGAACTGGGTAACAGTATCACTCTCTGGCGTCGTGACGGACCGGTAATGATTTCTTTTGATGATCTGTGGAGTGCGATAACGCATGGCGGACAGTGAATTTCAGCGCCCGACGCTGGCAGAAAATATCAGTATGCTCCGTAACGATTTATTCGCCAGGCTGGACGTCAGCGACACGCTCCGGCGCATGGATGAAGACGTGCGGGCAAAGGTGTATGCGGCGGCGCTGCATACGGTTTACGGTTACATCGATTATCTGGCAATGAACATGCTGCCTGACCTGTGCGATGAGTCCTGGCTGGCGCGACATGCTGCGATGAAACGGTGTCCGCGCAAGGGGGCCACGGCTGCCAGCGGGTATATGCGCTGGGAAGGTGTCAGCGATGGCCTGAAGGTGACCGCCGGGAGCGTGATTCAGCGCGATGACCTGGTTCAGTACACGGCAACTGCTGATGCAACCAGCTCCGGTGGTGTCCTGCGCGTGCCGATCGCCTGCTCAAGTGCAGGCGCGGTCGGTAACGCTGACGACGGTACGGCATTAATCCTGGTCACGCCGGTGAATGGTCTGCCGTCTTCCGGTGTTGCAGATACCCTGACTGGCGGATTCGATACTGAAGATCTGGAAACGTGGCGCGCCCGCGTCATTGAGCGGTATTACTGGACGCCGCAGGGCGGGGCTGACGGGGACTATGTCGTCTGGGCTAAAGAAGTGCCCGGCATTACCCGCGCATGGACATACCGTCACTGGATGGGAACGGGAACTGTCGGTGTGATGATTGCCGGCAGTGACCTGATTAATCCCATTCCGGAAGAATCAACGGAAACGGCGGCAAGACAACATATCGGGCCACTGGCCCCGGTGGCAGGCTCTGATTTGTATGTGTTCAGGCCGGTGGCGCATAAAGTGGATTTTCATATCCGCGTGACGCCGGACACACCGGAAATACGGGCTGCCATCACCGCCGAGTTGCGTTCGTTCCTGCTGCGTGATGGTTATCCGCAGGGAGAACTGAAGGTGTCACGTATCAGTGAAGCGATTTCCGGTGCGAACGGGGAATACAGCCATCAGTTGCTTGCACCGGCGGACAATATCTCCATTGCAAAAAATGAACTGGCGGTTCTGGGGACGATTTCATGGACGTGACAAACGATGATTACATCCGTCTGTTGTCGGCACTGCTGCCGCCCGGTCCGGCGTGGTCAGCCAGCGATCCGGCGATTGCAGGTGCGGCACCGTCATTAACCCGTGTTCATCAGCGTGCGGATGCCCTGATGCGGGAGCTGGATCCGCGCACCACCACTGAACTGATAAACCGCTGGGAGCGTTTGTGCGGTCTGCCGGATGAATGTATTCCCGCAGGGACACAGACCCTTCGCCAGCGTCAGCAACGGCTGGATGCGAAGGTTAATCTGGCGGGCGGCATCAATGAGGATTTTTACCTTGCACAGCTTGCTGCCCTGGGCAGACCAGACGCCACTATCACGCGATACGATAAAAGCACGTTCACCTGCTCATCGGCCTGTACTGACGCGGTGAATGCGCCGGAATGGCGGTATTACTGGCAGGTCAACATGCCAGCCGCCACCAACACCACCTGGATGACATGTGGTGATCCCTGTGATTCCGCACTGCGTATCTGGGGTGACACCGTTGTCGAGTGCGTGCTTAACAAACTCTGCCCGTCGCATACCTACGTAATTTTTAAATATCCGGAGTAATCCATGCATCGTATAGACACGAAAACCGCGCAGAAGGATAAGTTCGGCGCGGGTAAGAACGGTTTTACCCGTGGTAACCCCCAGACCGGCACACCTGCCACCGATCTGGATGATGACTACTTTGACATGTTGCAGGAAGAACTTTGTAGCGTGGTGGAGGCCTCCGGTGCCAGCCTGGAGAAAGGGCGGCATGACCAGCTGCTTACCGCACTTCGTGCGCTGCTGTTAAGCCGCAAGAATCCGTTTGGCGATATCAAATCGGATGGCACTGTGCAAACGGCTCTCGAAAACCTTGGTTTGGGAGAAGGTTCGGCATTACCCGTTGGTGTGCCTGTTCCGTGGCCTTCCGCCACTCCGCCAACAGGCTGGCTGAAATGCAACGGTGCGGCTTTTTCTGCTGAAGAATACCCGGAACTGGCAAAGGCTTACCCGACAAATAAATTGCCTGATTTACGTGGTGAGTTCATTCGTGGCTGGGATGACGGAAGAGGAATAGATACTAACCGTAGCTTGCTTTCGTCACAGGGAGATGCCATTCGAAATATAATTGGTGCATTAGTGGATGTCAGGTTTAATACCTACCCTTCTGATTCTGGCGTTTTTACAACCAGCGTCATCGGAGATGCTTCATCTGATTCAATTAAAGGTGGTTATGCAAAGCGAGTAACATTCGATGCTTCCAGAGTTGTTCCAACTGCAAACGAAAACCGACCTCGTAACATTGCCTTTAATTATATCGTGAGGGCTGCCTGATGAATAAAGCCGTATTAAATAACGAACTCATTGCCATAAAAGCGGGAGACATTACCATTTATAATTATGATGGTGAAACGCGGGAATATATTTCCACATCAACTGAATATCTTGCGGTTGGCGTCGGTATACCGGCATGTTCTTGTTTAGATGCACCAGTTACACATAAAGCTGGTTATGCAATCTGCCGTTCTGCAGATTTTAACTCATGGGAATATGCGCCAGACCATCGCGGTGAAATTGTCTTTAGCACCGAAACAGGAGAATCAAAAGAAATCACAGCACCGGGTGATTACCCTGATAATACAACCACTCTCGCACCGTTAACGCCATACGATAAATGGGATGGTGAGAAATGGGTGACAGATACTGAGACACAGCATAGTGCCGCAGTAGGCGCGGCAGAAGCACAGCGTCAGTCACTGATTGATACTGCAATGGCTTCCATTAGTCTGATTCAACTGAAATTGCAGACCGGGCGGAAGCTGACGCAGACAGAAAACACCCGACTTAACGCTGTGCTGGATTACATTGACGCGGTGACGGCAACTGATACCAGCACCGCGCCGGATATCAATTGGCCTGCTCCCCCGGAGGCGTAGGCCAGACGGGATTTGATGTATCAACGCGCATCAGCAAGACCCGGTATTTTTTCCATTCAGATAACGCGGCGGTTTCTTCTGCCGTCGCGATTTCCGCATCAAAAGCATCCTGTCTCCAGACTATTTCCTTATCAGCCATAGAACGCAATACCGTTCTTTTCTGTTCAGCCTGAATAATCTGTTGTTCAGCGGAGAGTGGCGGGATATCAATCCACGCAGGATTACCATTTTTTTCAGCCCCCAGCGTTTTGCCTTCTGGCGCTACGCCTGTGTAAATTGCCATTGTTTCATCATCAACATCAGCGCCATTTTCAGGCCATGAACCGGCGCTGATATATACATCTTTTAGTGCTTCCGGATAGAAAGAGCCTTTATAAAATTTATTCATTCTTAATACCCCAGCGCGATAAAACAACAATCTTCGGTGCCCTCTCCGGATGGCGACCAGTTCTGAATACTGATATGCGTTCTGCTGGCAATACGCACATTCATCGCGGCATTGTAGCCAGATGTTCCACGGTTTCCGGTCGCAAATAAGCCTGCATAGGGAAAAGCAAATGGTAAGGCATATCCAGCATCAGCTCCCTTTTGTGTTGCCACCGTTCCCCACTGCAACATAAGTTTCACCGGGTTTCCTGTCGTCGCAATGCATGGAATGTAGATGTAGCCATTCCCTGACATCATTGACCTGAAGCTGTCTAAATCCAGTAACTTCGAGGCATTATCTGCTCCAACATCTCGTGTTGCGGCGGTCCCTAACTGGAGCGCATTTCGGAAGGCTGATACATCAGAAATATCAGCTCCATTAGCCGATTTCTGCATAGCTCCGGAGGCTTTATTTATCGTTTCTCCCAAACCAACGTTTATGAAAATGCAGAAATAACGAGCAAATGGCATCATTCCTGCTTTTGTCAGGGGGATCTACCATGCTTATTGGCTATGTACGCGTATCAACAAATGACCAGAACACAGATCTACAACGTAATGCGCTGAACTGTGCAGGATGCGAGCTGATTTTTGAAGACAAGGTAAGCGGTACAAAGTCCGAAAGGCCGGGACTGAAAAAACTGCTCAGGACATTATCGGCAGGGGACACTCTGGTTGTCTGGAAGCTGGATCGGCTGGGGCGTAGTATGCGGCATCTTGTCGTGCTGGTGGAGGAGTTGCGCGAACGAGGCATCAACTTTCGTAGTCTGACGGATTCAATTGATACCAGTACCCCAATGGGGCGCTTTTTCTTTCATGTGATGGGTGCCCTGGCTGAAATGGAGCGTGAACTGATTGTTGAAAGAACAAAAGCTGGACTGGAAGCTGCTCGCGCACAGGGACGAATTGGTGGACGTCGTCCCAAACTTACACCAGAACAATGGGAACAGGCCGGACGATTAATTGCATCAGGAGCTCCTCGCCAGAAGGTGGCGATTATCTATGATGTTGGTGTGTCAACTTTGTATAAGAGGTTTCCTGCAGGGGATAAATAAAGTTAAAGACACTTTGTGTACAAAAGAAAGTAAAATAACAGCAACTTGTTGCAATTTTATCAATAAAAGTAGTATTGTCGTGAAAAATTGATTAAAGGTTAATATTATGCATGTTTTTGATAATAATGGAATTGAACTGAAAGCTGAGTGTTCGATAGGTGAAGAGGATGGTGTTTATGGTCTAATCCTTGAGTCGTGGGGGCCGGGTGACAGAAACAAAGATTACAATATCGCTCTTGATTATATCATTGAACGGTTGGTTGATTCTGGTGTATCCCAAGTCGTAGTATATCTGGCGTCATCATCAGTCAGAAAACATATGCATTCTTTGGATGAAAGAAAAATCCATCCTGGTGAATATTTTACTTTGATTGGTAATAGCCCCCGCGATATACGCTTGAAGATGTGTGGTTATCAGGCTTATTTTAGTCGTACGGGGAGAAAGGAAATTCCTTCCGGCAATAGAACGAAACGAATATTGATAAATGTTCCAGGTATTTATAGTGACAGTTTTTGGGCGTCTATAATACGTGGAGAACTATCAGAGCTTTCACAGCCTACAGATGATGAATCGCTTCTGAATATGAGGGTTAGTAAATTAATTAAGAAAACGTTGAGTCAACCCGAGGGCTCCAGGAAACCAGTTGAGGTAGAAAGACTACAAAAAGTTTATGTCCGAGACCCGATGGTAAAAGCTTGGATTTTACAGCAAAGTAAAGGTATATGTGAAAACTGTGGTAAAAATGCTCCGTTTTATTTAAATGATGGAAACCCATATTTGGAAGTGCATCATGTAATTCCCCTGTCTTCAGGTGGTGCTGATACAACAGATAACTGTGTTGCCCTTTGTCCGAATTGCCATAGAGAATTGCACTATAGTAAAAATGCAAAAGAACTAATCGAGATGCTTTACGTTAATATAAACCGATTACAGAAATAAAATTATTTATTAAAGTCACATTTAAGACGTAATACCCTACAGGGTAAAAATTTTCTCTGATCTTAACCTCTGCAAATGTTAACTGCTATTTTTATGCTAAAAATGGTTATCAAAACTCAAAAACACATGTTTATACTCAATGAGTTATAGAAATGCTAAGGGCTAATGAGTTATATGCAAATTAGTAAAATTATGTTGCTATGTCAAATAGTTACGATTTAGTCATCTAACTAATGCTGCGCCATATGGGTTGGACTGAAGCGGCTGACCTGATTGTTAAAGGTATGGAAGGCGCAATCAATGCCAAGACCGTAACTTATGACTTCGAACGTCTGATGGAAGGCGCTAAGCTGCTGAAATGTTCAGAGTTTGGTGAAGCGATCATCGAAAACATGTAATCTCTCCATGTGTTAAATATTGAAACGGGCGTATAACACGCCCGTTGTTTTATTTATGTGGATATTATTAATAGCATATCGAGCATATTTATATGAAGCCCATTACTTGAGCCCATATGGGCATATTTTTATAATGCAACTATTATGTAAACATTTATTTGTTATTTTGCTTTCTCCTGGAGGACACTCTTGACTGCTTTTGAGTAAACTCCATAAATCCTTGTTGAATGGTGCGATGTGATAAATAGTAATAGGATATTCTTTATCCTTAAGGATAATACCAGACTTAACCGGTGTAAATATACTGCCAGGAGGGAGAAATATAGTAGATTGATACCAGATGATCATTTTCATATTACCCCATATGGCTGAAAAAGATATACCACATGTAGGTTGAATTACCGTGTCAATTACTATCCACTTCATTTGTTATGTCTTATCCCACGGTATTTAATATGGTTCATTAGGATGTTTATTTCTTGATTTTGCATATGAGTATATTACCCCCTCCTCAAAAAAATAAATTAATTAAAATGATGGCTTATATAAAATAAAATTTAAAGCAAGGAATCTCAATGGATGTTAAACAAAATGAGATTTTGTGAAAGCAATAAATTATTGACTTCGTTTTAGATTTGTTTAGCTATAATGTTATACATTCAAATGACTGAACATCCTGTAATTAAAACATAGCCTTTATGCTACTTTGTGCCAATTTGCTAAACATTATGGTTGCCTTTTTATATAACGATAATAATGAATATAAGCATGACATGAGAATAAGGTTTCAATTTTTGAGTTATATAGGAATGATTTAACCTGTTCCTGGCTAAAATACATATAACCGGATGATGACTAAACCAAAATACATGTGCGTTAAGTATTGAAACGGACGTGTGGCACGGCCGTTGTTTTTATAAATATGTTAACCGTTATAAAATAACGTATCAAAAGTCAAGTGATCACATTTCAAATATCAAGTTGATAGTATTAGTCTGGTGATTATTTATGGGTGACAATAAAAAGACAGTATTAATCATCCATAGAGATAGTCTCTGCACTTTTATTTCCATTATGCTAATGCCTTACTGAATTATGAAGCATTTCTTAAGTATCCAACTTTAGCTAGATTAATGGTTTATTATTTTCTACATCTTCAATATATAAAAGCGTATTATCAATGGCGTAGTAACTGCGTTTGTTATGATTAACATCAGTAACCCACCGGAAAACGCCCGCGCCTGCCAGTGTTGAACAGTATTCCCGAAATGTAGATTTTCCGCAAATATGAAGCAATGCGGCCTCTTTTATTTTAGCAGGGTTCTTGGTCGTACTAACTTTTAACAGGTTTCTGGTTCCTCTTAATAACAAAACCGTATCATCGTGAGTAATAATTCTGATGTTATCCGTAGCCAGATAATAAATGTAATGTGCAATACGGTGATGTTTTAATTCTGAATAAAACCAGGAGAAGTTTTGCTCTTTTCTCACTTGCTCAAACATCTTTTGAAAAACAACGACCTGATCCAT